ATATTCCGTAAAATCTATCCTTGAATTTATTTAAAAGCAAAATAATATCAACATCCTCCGCTTCATCTTTTGCCCATCGAGGTTTTTTAGGGTCAATAAAACATTCTATTGACTGAATGACCATTTTCAATTCCTCTTTGGTGAGTGTTAATTTCAATTGGGTAGTAGGACTACCCAATTGGACGTTATCTATATGCTTCATAAATTGTGATCTTGATTTTTTGTAGTGGGTCAATCCCTATCCTTCATGGACCATTATATCATAAGTAGCTCAGGAAGTCAATAGTTTATTCACTATTTATTTTCGCATCTATTCAACCAAATGCACTAGGTGTTTTGACTCTCACCCACGGCCCTCGCCTGAATATCCTTGCAGGAATTGCTAATTCTTTTCCAATCGGATGTGTCTTCCAGTATTTTTTATCTATTCCTAAAATTCTCGTCAGGAAGGTGTTGTGTTTATTGTCAACACCATATAATTCAACTTCAACATCTACATTCTGGCCGTCAATCTTTAATCCGCCTATTCCTCTGAAGATGCCCATTTTGATTTCATTTAGTACTGTGTGTTCTTTAAATGTTTTCATTTTTTCTTTCTTGGAACGTTTTCTCTTTCCAGTACTTACGAGGATTTCCACACATATGACAACTACACATTGCTGGTGTATGTGCCTTTTTTCCTATCATTCTTTCTGACGGCGGTTCTTCTGGCCACCACCATGTATCGTGGCTTTTTAAAACTTTCGCTTTCTTCTTCTCTTCTTGGTGTCTACGATAATCTTTCGTTCTCATTTTAATGACCTGAGTTTTCATAATTATCTTTTGCCCACCCGCTACCTTTGAGAATAAAGGACATCCTACCAGCTACAAGTTTATGTACTCCACCCTCCTTTTCACAACTTTTACAAACAGTAAGTGGTTCATCAGAAAACTTTTGAATCTCTTCCCAAAGCCCGTTGCATAAGTCACATTGATATTCGTATATTGGCATTATTTTTCTCTACTTTAAATAGTATCTCTAACATCTACTGGTTTTTCATTCTTAGCTTTTGTTATATTCGCGCACAGTGTTGTAATATCATAAACATACTTATTATTAACAGGTGTGAGTATCCTTACCTCTCCAAGATTTTCAAGAAACCATTCATAAGTATGATCTTCTTCGTATTTTTTTATAGTACACTTGACTATTTCAAATACTTCATGTGGTTGTAACATTTGCTGAATTGTAGGGTGATTTGCCATTGTATGGAAATACCTTGCATACCAATACTCTATTTTGTCATGTGGCCAAGGCTTATGAGTAACCTGTTCAGCTTGTTTCATCTCTATTTGTACAGGAACCTTTTTCTCCACTTGGTCCTGTGATGGTGTCATGTTTATTGTACATCCACCAAGTATTATTATCATAACGAACATTAGTGACTTATACATCTTTACTCTAATCCGTATTTCTACATTTAAATTGTTATTTTAACCGTATGGTTTTGTTTCTATATTTCCATGTGGTGGATTTGTATCTACACATTGACGATAAGGTTTCGAGAAATCCTTCCTCGTTCCTCTTGTTCCTCTCTTCATACCGCTGTCTTCCCAATAACCATAACATCCTGTTTGAATTTGTCTTACTGCTTCACATCCAACTAATATTGTTGATATCATTATCACTAAAATTAATACTGCTTTGTGCATATGTGGTTTCCTTTATGAAAGATCCTAATATTATCTAATATTTATCTTTTTACTCTAGAAAAATTCTTATATTTCTCAAATTTAATCACATCTTTGAATTTATCAAAAAGTACATCACCTTTATGGCTGATAATAAATGTATTCTGCTTACCTGTTAATTTATGTAAAATTTTTAGAAATTCCTCAGTACCATTTACATCTAGCGAAGAATCAAATACTTCATCTAAAATTAGAAGATTGGTATTAACACTATTTTTCATTTTAGCAATTGTTCGCCAAGTAAAAAGAAGAGCTAGATCAATTCTCATTTTCTCACCCTCACTAAATGAATCATATGTAAATTCATCTCTAAATCGTGATTTTATTTTTTCTTCAAATTTTTCATTTAAATTAAAGGATACAAAAAATTCCATTGAAGATAGATACTTATTAATCAATTTGTTCATTATAGGTAGATACTGCTTAATAATACGAGTCTTAATTCCAGTATCTTTTAATAAAATATATGCGGTCTCATATAACTGCTTCTGTGATGATAAACTTTTTTGTTTCTCTATACACAATTTTAATTCTTCTTTTATTTCTTTTAGTTTGTGTACCCTTGTACCTATATCATCTTCTCTTCCTGCTATCTCCTCAATTTGATGTTTTAATTTTAAAATATAACTAGAAATTGCTTGTATTTGATTTTGATGAGTAGTAATTTCTGTTTGAACTTTTGTAACTGTATCTAATTGTGCTTGATATCCACGGATCTTATTACCTATCTTTAATAATGCTGTTCCACTTTCATGTAAACGCCCATGATGCTCTGATATCATCTTAGCCTTATGGTCTTCCTCTAGTTCTTGCTGACATGTAGAACAAACCGTGTTCTTTTCATAAAATTCTATTTCATTCTCTAAGGATATCATATTACGCTCAATACCCATTTGAAAGCCTGTCAATTCATCAAGGTTTTTTTGTGAATCATCAGTTGATATTGAATCTATTAGTTGTTTTACTATTACATTTATTCGGTCAATATCTGCAGTATTGTCACTAATATCACGTTTATTTTTTTGTATTTGATCTGATTTAGTTTTCTCTAAATCGGCAATCAAACCTTCAGTAGTATTAATATTACCAATAGATAATTCTCTTTTAATTTCATTAGAAGTAGTTATGTCTTTATTTTCAGATATTTTATTTTTCAATAAATTATTCATTATAGAAAAAATCTGAATATCAAGTAAGTCCTCGATAATATTTCTACGATCTACAGTTTTTAGCTGCATAAAGGGAGTAAAAGAGGCAGTTCCCAATAGAACTATTTGAGTAAATGATTTATAATTTAATTTAAGTACTGTTTTTTCAAGGTATTCTTGTTGGTCAACAGATTTAGCATCTTGATCTAATCGTTTATCATTTACATAAATCTCAAAGATATTCTTCTTAATCCCTCTACGAATTTTATAGTACCTACTCCCAATATCAAATTCTATTTCTACGAGTAATCCCCCATCGTTAACAGAATTTATTAATTGTGGTCTATTGATCTTTCTAAATGGTTTATTAAATAGACCAAAACACAATGCGTCTAGGATTGTAGATTTACCTGACCCATTGTCACCAACAATTAATGTAGTAGAACTTTTATCTAATTGAATTTCTGTGAATTGATTTCCAGTACTTAACAGATTTTTCCAACGAATAGTTTTAAAATATATCAAAATTTAATTTTACTCTCTTCTAAATAATTACAAAATACTATAGTGGATTTAATCAATTCTCGTTCAGAGAAGTATAGGTTCAGTCTAGACTCTTCCATCAATATTCTTTCAATACCTGTGGTGAATTATGATGTTCAAATCTATGTTCTGAGGATTGTAGTTCAGCTTTCAATATGAGTCCTACCATCTTATTAAAAGTGATATCTCTTTCATGTGCCTGAAAGGCAACTTTTCTAAAAACATCATCTGAAATTTCTATATCAACTGCTGTGTAAGGGGTTTCATCTTTACCAATTTTAACAGAGTTGACCGAATTTCTTTTAGCTCGTGTAAGTCTATCATTTATTCTGTCATCTTCATCTTGAGAATAATTTGTCATAACTTCTCTCTCCTTTCGTAATAGTAGTTCTGCATAGGTTTCCATTGTTATATTGTCTCTACAGTTAATGCTTCATTATATAGATTTCTCATTAATGTATTTAATTCTGTTTTATTATCTACATTTAATGTATCAACATATTTACTTAAAATAGTTAAGGTATCTTGAGCCTCATCAATATTCTCATCTTCTTCTGTATATAAATCTGAAAAATCTTCAACTACTACCAAATTCGCTACATCTACCGCATAAAATTTATCTAGAACAGTATCAAACCAAAAGGGGTTCGACTTTTTTTGTATTATAACCTTTACATACGTATTTTCATATTCGCTATAATCCATATTGGTTAGCTCTTCTAGAGTAGTATCACTGTCATCATAATAATACTTTCTAAACATTCTATAGGGGTTTTGTATCCTCTCTAACTCTCTTGTCTCTGTATCAAAGATGTGGAACCCCCTAGGGTCTTTATAATCACTCCATGTTATTTCATACGGATTACCAAGATAATAAACTGTTCCATTATCTGATTTATGATGAAAATGGCCACTCATTACCATATCAAACTTTTCAAATATAGATGCTTGAAGCCCTTCAAAATTTGTTTGACCTACTTGCATTATAAATCCCTGAACTTCTAAATGTCCCATCAAAATTTGACAACTAGTGTTTTGAATCATCTTCATACACTCTCCGTAGTTACCTTCATTTATCCACGGCATCATTAATATACCAAGTCCACCAAAATCAACTTCCTTGGGAGAAGAATATATCCACGGCTCTACCTCACCTTCAGTAGTTGTGAAAATTTCTTCGATAGAGTTCAATTCATTAGTATTTTTGAAGAACGTATCATGGTTTCCAATTATTATGTGGGTATCTACTCCCATTTTCCACAATCGCTCAACAAAATTTGTTCGTAGATCACTTAATGTCTTGAAGTTTATAAATTTTCGTCTATCTACAACATCACCAAGATGGATACAAGTCTTAATATTATGTTCTTCAAGATAAGGGAAGAAAACGTTATCATAAAACTTTTTAAAATAGGTTTGAAAAATAGGACTATCTCCACGCGCACCCCAGTGCGTGTCTGTTATAAGGGCTATCTTCATGCAGAAACTCTCATAAAAAGTTCTAAATTAGAAACATCTTTCTTAACGGCTTTTTTCTTTTTACTTTGTTCAAAATTATCTACAAAAGTATCAACCATTGTCTTAAAATCTGACTTGCTATAATCTCCTACGGGCGTATCATCTTCCACTCCCATGTAGTCCATATAATCAGGAGAAATCTCATAATTCTGCATACTTTTATATTTTATATATAATTGCTTTTTCTCTTTTTGAATTCTTCGTATAAAGGCATAAAAGATGATTTGTGTAAAATAAGCAAAAGGATTCTTTGATTTTTCTGGATTAAAATTATGGACATAATGTAAACAGTTTTCTATCCCATCAGAAATCATATCATTTTTAAAGGTATAATTTATAAAATTTGGCCTAAAAGATAATCTTTGAGCTATTTTTAGAAATACAGATCCTAAATATTCTGAAATTTGTGGTGGAAGTTCATTATTTTCAATTGTAATTGAGAGTTCCTTTTTATACTCTATCATCGCTTCTAAAAATTGTGCATTATCTACATAATGCGCCTTGGCGACTTTTTTTCGCTTTGCCATATAATATACTCCAATAAATGATTGTTTTTAATCTATAATTCATTATATCATGGAATTCTAATAAGTCAAGGCTTGACAAATGGTAAAAGGGTGATATAATAAGCCTGTTGGGGCGGAAACATTAACAAAAGCAAATTAAAGAGAAACGTTAAAAATCTTATAAGGAAACTTCTCTTCTTCATATATTTTAAGTCTTTCTTCAAAATGTTGATAAGCAAAATTCTTTCTAGCTCCTGCACAGAAATCATCGCTAATATCATATAAAACGGTTTCTTGGTTATTTTCTGATATCCTTAGTCCTCTACCTATCGATTGTAGATTTCTGACCCTAGACTTAGAAGGACTAGCGAAAATAATGTTATGCAAATTCCTAATGTTGATGCCGGTACTGAATACCCCATAACTAGCCACGATGATCGCATCGTGTTCTGTTTCAGCAATTGCTCGTATTTGCTCTCTTGTATCGGTTTCTGTACCGCCATGTACAAAATAAATTTTCCTATTGTCATCTGCTTCCTCCTTTATCATATTGTATAAAATACGTCCATGTTTTTTCACTAATCTAAAGAGAAGTAACGTATTACCCTTTAAAGATAATACCAAATTTTTTATATATTTATTTCTTTTAGCGTCTCCTACTAAAAACTCTATCTCTTCCATATACTTAGTTCTTCTCATTGCCTGACATATTTCTTCAGGATATTTTAATATTATAATACTTATACGGAATTCTGCTAATTGTTTTCTATCAATTAATTTTTTAGTTGTTGTAACCTTATAAACCCTACCAAATAGACCCTCCAACACTAATTTATGTGTCTGTGTCCCATCTAAGGTTCCTGTTGTACCAATTCGATGTTTAGCATTTACACATTTAGTCATAATAGATGTAAGAGATTTTGATTTGAATCCATGAGCCTCATCTCCAATTACTAATTCGTATGGTTCAAAACTTTTCTTTTGGAGTTTATAAATGGATTGCCATGTAGAAATAACAACTTTCTTCTCTGATATCTTATCTTGACCCGCATAAACTTGATGACAAAATTTTGCAGAATCCCACCCGTATTGTTGAAAATCTGTATATAATTGAGATACTAATGATGTGGTAGGAACGATTATTAAAGTCTTAACATTCAATGCTCGTACAATTAGATAGATTATTAAAGATTTTCCACTTGCGGTAGGAGAAACTAATAATGCTTTTTGGTATGACAGAGCATGATGAAACGCCTCTAGTTGGTAATCTCTAGGAACAAATGGTAGATTGAGACTATCAATAAAGTTTTGATTTTTTTCTATTTTGAGAGGTTTCCACCAATCCCCATCAGGAATTATCTTATAGTTTCTTTTTTCAGCGAATATAAAAACATATTCAAGAAGTCCACTATAGAGGTATCTAGTGTGAATATTGAATAGCCGTATTTTACCATCCCAGATTTTATTACGATATGAGGGCATAAACGTATATCCAGGAACAAAGAACGTAAAATAATCACATAGTTCTTGAGCAACAGATGGTTCACAATGGATTTTTAAGTATACCTCATCATGCTTAGATATACTAATATCCTCAATTCCCTGCTGTAAAACGTTTCCAGTCAATTGCATTTTTAATTAAATATCCTCTATTGGTGAGACTTCGAACTATAGCTTCTAAATAATTCACCTTTTCTTCTTGTACTGCAAGTAATTTTTTAGATTCTATTACATTCTCATCTGAATCTATATATTCTTGTATGTCTACTTTGAGTAATTTTAATTGAAATGGTTCCCAATCCACAGCTTCTAATTCTTCTTCAGTCATTCTTCCACTATAATAATCTCTTTTTCTTCTACGGAGACTAGTAAATATAAAACTCATATCCTTGAATTTTAATTTTTCATTGGAATATAGTATTAAATACTTGTTATGTAATTGGGGAATTTTTACTGCTTCTTGAGATAATTCAGTTTCATCAATAGTACAATCACTTGACCATAATTTTTGTATTTCTTCAAATTTCATAATTTATTATTAATTATTTAATAGATTCTTAATAGTATATTCACTATAAGCAAAAGTAATTTGTGTTATTAAATTTGTTGTTTCCATTACTGTAGTATCAAATTGTATTTCTGCTAAATTAGTAGGGAACATATTTGCAAAATGAATCTCTAATGTAGGATTCATTGAACTACTTAATATAGTTAATACACCATCTGTATATTCAGGTTTACCAGTTATCCATGTAAATACTTCTTGCCAATTTTTTAAATATTCATCAACTATAAAACCTACAATTAATTGTTCATATTCTACTGAACCACCTGGCAACATAAGTCCCTCTCTTTGTGGGAGACCATAGGATATTCCAGACAATGTTATTCCAGGTAAATTAACCGTTTGAACAAAAAATGTAGTCTTAGGTAAAGCCTGAAGTTCAAATTTAAATTGTACTTCGGTTAGGGGATTTATGTTTTCTGGTTGGGTACTTAATGCCATATATCCTTTTAGATGTTATAGTGTTCTCTACTATTTAGTAGGCGTAAAAAAAGGGGTAGACAAAAGCCCACCCCGTTCTCTGTATTCCTTAAAAAAGGATTACATCAAGTTTGCTACGATAACGTGGCGATAGTACCTGTTAAGGTTAGCTGTAAGTGCGCCTGTACCGACACCGTTATTAGTGGCATCTGTATCATTGGCAAAAGGATTAGAAACCAGACCATAACGTGTCTTGAAACCAATCTTTGGTTGGAAAGAGTTCTCACCAACTGCACGAACCATTTGCAACGGAACGTAAGGACAATAGAAAAGTCCCGCGTCATATGCAGATGAACCTTTGTAACCAACAGTGAAGAAGTTAGTTGCAGAAGTAGGAGCATAAGGATCAACAAAAACTTTGTATCGACCATTAAGAGTACCGACCATTGTGGCACCAGTATCATCACCGTGAATATCATTTCCAGTTGGAACACCAGATAGTTGTCCCGCCATTGCTAATGCTGAAGCAACGTCTGAGGAAGTAATAAGAATATTACCTTTTCCTCTTCGTGTGTCTTTAGCAATTGCATTTGCTTCACGTTCAATTTGGAACATCAAGCCTTTAAATTTTTCAACTGACCAACGTCCGTTAGAATCAGTATCAAGATCAAAAGTACCAGCTGTTGCAACATTGTGTTGTGCACCAGGCTTAGAAGTTGTGTAGATAGTTCTCATAACTTCACGGTTGATCTCAGCCAAAATTTCTCCGGAAAGAATATTTGACAATTCAGTTTCAGCATCCAAACCGTGAACGGCTTTAAGATCCTGAGCCAATTCCATTGTGTACTCAGCTTTGAGTGCACGTGATCCAGCGGTTACTGTTACTTTGTCAATTGCAAACGCCATCTCTGGAATAGTAACATCAGCTTCTTGAACTGCTGTCGTTACACTAGTACCAGTTGTCATACTAGCATCTGCTGGGTTACTGTTAGCGGAATGTCCACTCCCACTACCAGAAAAGGATGTGTCAGCTTCATCGTGACCAGCTTCGGCACCATCTTGTGAGGTATAATGTGATTTCATACAAAAAATCAATCCAGTAGGACCGTTCATTGGTTGAACACCACAAACATCATAAGCAATAAGATTAGGCATTGCTCTACGGACTAGTGAAATCAAAACGGGATCAACATAATCGATGTTTCCACCTGTCTTGTTTGCATGGGCTGCTTCTTGAATATTACCAAACATTCCACCGTCTTGTGTAGTTTGTTCACGCATTGCGGTCTCTTGGTTTTCCAAAAGAACTGCAGTGACAGCGCGACGATAGCTGTCTTTAATTGGGGGAAGGTCTTCGTGTGAAAGAACCGGACCCCATTTTTTCTGAAGGTCTTCAGATAAATACATATTTTTCTCCTAAAAGAATTAAAAATTAATTGTTGTTGTAGCGACGTATCGCTGAAGTATATTTACTCATATTCTCATCAAGCCTTACTGGAGACTGTTCTTCAGATACTTGAAGGTTTTCATCTGTTTCACTAATTTCAGATGTGGTAGATTTAGTCTTAGGAAAATAACTTTCCTTTAAGACGTTTAATTTTTCTGTATATTGTTCAGCATTTTCATATTCGATGCCTTCTGCTAACTTTGCGATTTTCTCTGAATCGGTATCAGCTAGATCATTGGTTGTAGACTTTAAGACATCACTCTTTTGAAACTCTGCCAATTCTTTTCGGAGTTCTACTCCACGATTAATCTCTTCATCTAAAGAAGTTTCCAAGTCATCAACTTTTGTGAATAAGTCGTCAACCATGTCCACTTTCTCTTCAGGAATGTCGATGTAATGTTCTGAGAAAAGAGTTCTTAATCCAGACATGAAATCTTCAACCAATTCGGAACGAATTCCTTTTTCGATTGCCAATTCATTTTCTTTCATCCACTCTTCTACGACATAAGTAAGATAACCATCAACCTTTTCTGTAAGACCTTTTTGGAAATCAGCAGAAACTACCTTTTGCTCTGTAACATGCTCACTTTCAAGTTCTGTCAGTTTTTTGTTAACTTCTTCGATAACTTTTGCTTGTACAGCAGCTTCAAAGATAATTGAGGCTTTTGATTTGAATGCTTCAGTAAGTCCATCTTCACCTTCTACCAATGCAGCAACGTCATCTTTAACATCGATAGTAAGGTCTTCAGCAGTTACTGCAGCCTTAGTACGTTTTGCTTCTGTAGTTGGTTCTTCATCATCATCTTCATCTTCGTCATCAGACTCAATGAGAGATGCAGCAGTTAGAATTTGTTCGTATTTCGTTGATAATTCATCCTTTTTCAACTTATTAAGAACTTCATAAACAGCTTTAAGCATACCATTTTTTGTTTTAGGTAATACTGATTCAGGTAACTTAATTTCTTTCTCTTTTGCGCCTTTATCTGATTTACGCGCTTGGTCTCCGAAATCTTGAGATTCATCAACTTCTTCTTCGTCTTCTTCTTCCCCATCAACTTCTTCATCTACTTCTTCTTCATCATCTGAAGAACCTTGCTCAGCAGCAACCTTCCGTTTTTCGAAAAGTGCTTTCTCCGTCATCTCTTCAGACTCTTGGTTTGTTAATTCTTCAGACATTTAAATCTCCTGTACTTTAATTATATGCATTTGTTGTTGTTTGTAATTATATTTAGTAAATTCATAACTTTGACATAAAAGTTTCAAAAGCCTTAACTTCATTAATACTTTTATGCTGTATATCATGTTTAATTCGAGTAATTTCTCGCTCATCGAGTAATCCATTATCCCATATCCACTCTCTTCCTTCCATAATACCATTGACAAAAGCCGCTGGTGCAGAAGGATCAGCGACAATATCAGCAGCAGTAGCAAGATAAAAATCATCTTGTACTTGACTAACATTACGCCCCGCAGGCTTTAACGAGCCCATTCCTCTAGATGAAACACCCAAACGAGCACCCTCATCAATTAAATTCTTTACAATTTTCCCATAAGGAGTATCCATAACCTTTGCTCTACCGACAAAACTGTTCCCCTCCATTTTTAGTGATTGTATTAAATGGGAAACTCTTTCAAGATTAACAGTAGGACCTTCTGGATGTCCTAATTCACCAAACGCTCTGTTTTGGTTGATATAATTTTGTTCATATCTCTTAGCTTCTTTTTGTAATATATCTTTTGGATATATTCTACCATTGCGATTCTTTACATTGGCTTGCATAAATACACCTTCAATGAAGTAATTCTTTCCACCTGTACTAGTGGATTCACATACAAATTCTACATCTTCAAGTGTTTCGCAAATAAGTCTCATTTTTTTTCTCCTATCTATTGCCTAATACAAAATCAACTGGGAATCCCAAACTAGTATTTAGTTCATATTGAGGAATATCATATCCTGGTGCTTGTTTTTTACATTCCATAATAATTGTATAATCATCACCCGAAGCAAATCCAACTGTGGAAAACTGAATATCACCTAAAACTCCACCTGTATCACCGGTTGCATTACTTCCAATTCCTGGAAATTCTTGAGATGGTAAATTGAGAACTCCATTACCACCAATACTTGCAACAACAGCCTCTGTACTTGATCCGTCCCACTCAATCTTAACGTTTTCTCCGTTTGTCATCCATTGTATTTTAGTAACTAAAACATTGTAATCTAATTCTGTAAGATTTCCACTATTTGCAACGGTTTCAGTGTGTGTTCCTGATACTCCACCAACAATAGCATCTCCATTAGACATAGTAGTTAGAATAGTTGTTGCTGTTTTGTTTGTATTGTCCCATCCAACAACTTCTACAGTAGATGCTCCAGCCGTGAATCCAGTAACAAGAAAATGTTCCGTAGCGGCGGTTGTTATTACTTCACCAACTTTAAAGTTTTCTGTCGAAGGAGCGGATAAAGTAAGAGTATGTTTAGCCCAATTAAGAGTTGATACATCTACTTTCTTGACATCTGTCTCTGCTACATTACTATAAAATTTATAAACTACTTTTCTTTCGGTATCAACTAATTTTTGTGTTTCAGCTGCCATTTATTATTCCCCTGAACTTTCCGGCCCTTTCGGGTCTGCCTCTGTTTTGGTTAAAAAAGTACTTGCTATATCTTTTCTTTTATCTTCTAATGCTACCAGTATCTTCTGCTGGAGCGCACTGTTAATTGCGGATTTTACTTCTCCTGCATCACCATTCACGGATAACGCTACAATATTTTCAACTGCAGACATTTCGGACATAATAACTAACTCCTATATACGTTTATTTATCTATTATATTTATACTATTTATAAACTCTAACTATTAATTACTTTCAAGTTAGGTTTATTTAATGATGGGTCAAATTCAGAAAATTGATCCTCTGATTCCCCCTCTGGAGGAGCTGCTTCTGCCTTCTCTCTCTCCATCTGATCTTTAATTTCATCTATTTCTGCTTGAGTCAATTTAAGAACCTTCTTATTAATGTACTCTTGAGAGAAAAATTTACCAACAACTTCATCTCTGTAACCCATATCAGTTACTAAAATACCTAATCGTTCTTTCATCATTTGAGCATCTTTTAGTTCAGCAAAATGTGAATCAGACTGCCATTCATAAACTAGTTGATCCCTTATAAGTTCCCAATCTTGAGCTGAAATTACACCAGTAAGAAGTAATTGTTTTTCAAGAATATCATCAAATAATATTTGAAATCTTGCACGTAATCTTCCAACAAAACGTGTAAATTTTACTTCATCTCTTGAAATTTCTTCTGCTCGTCCTAGTATAAAGCCAGAATCTTGTTCTAAACGAGAGGGAGGAACGTTAAGAGCTTTGTATAGTTTTGATTTGAAATATTCAACATCAGCTAGTTCTCCTAAGTTTTCCCCGCCCGGTAATGTAGTTATTTCTGTTCCTCTACCACCTTCTCTACGTGGAAGCCAGTAATCTTCAAGCATACTCATATGCTTACGATCATCTTTGACATCACCTGTTTGAGAATCATATACAAGTTTATTCTTATACTTGTTCATGATATCACTAAGATATTGTTCTGCTTTTATTTTTGGTAAGTTACCCACATCAATATAGAAAATTCTTCGTTCAGGTGCTCTTGAAATACGGTAAATTACTACTGCATCCTCAATCATTCTAAGTTGATTTAATGGTTTAATTGCCTTATGAAGATGTCCTAATACAACTTTTCTATCTACATCCAATATACCAGAATGAACATACGAAACAGCATCAGCCGCTATTTGCATAGTTACTCCACCAGTTTGGGCTGTAATTCCAAATTCATTAAACAAATAATACTCTAGAAATTCATTAGTATCTACTTCTTTACCACTTGGTCCTTCTGTAAATTTAGGCTGTCTAACCTTCTTTATTTTTAAGGGATCTATTGAACGTAGTTCTAATATACCACGTTTGGGGTTTTTTTCATCAATAATAATATGAAAATATAATCTACCATCAACATACCATTTTCGGATTAACTCATAACCAACTTTTTTAAAATCAAGTAGACGAACTACTTCTTTAAATTCTTTATGTATACGTTCTTTTATTGGTTCCGATAGAGTAGATTTTTCAAGACTAAGACTAACAGGTGTCTCTTCTCTATTGGTGACGACTACTTCATTAATAACATCATCTATTGCTTGATCACATTCAGGAAAATTCGCCATATCACGATATTTCCGTATCATTTCCTCTTCATTTTTTGCTACACCCTCAAGATCTACATATGTACCATATGCTGATCCTGTGGGTCCAGCTTCAACTGCGCCGTCTTCTGGTTCAGGAAGAGCAAAAGACTTTTTATTTTTTTTGTCTTTGTCTACTCTTCCTATAGTAAAACCAAATAATTGAACTGCCATATATTTTTTTCTTTTTTCTAATTATAGTAATTTTAAATTCTAAATAATTTATGGTCCTTCTTCTGAACTTGGGGGTACTGAAACAATATTCCAATGAGAAAATTCCCAAGTTACTTCATAATCTTGAATCTCACTAGTTGCCCAATCAAGAGAAATTTCCGCCACACTAGAAGGCCATATATTAAAAAACTTCACAGAATTAGTTATTGTTTCTGACGATTTCGAGAATTGTCTAACTGACATTTCTCCACCATATTTTGAAGGATCATCATAGTCCGCGGCACGTGTATTAGTTTCAAAATCGTTAAGCTTGTTCATCCAAGCGATTAACTCATTACGTATTGAATGACCTTCATCATTATAAATGGTAGATGTCCAAGTCTCTGCTGCTCTATTACCAGGAATGTTTAGTTCTCTTCCCATATAAGCAATTGGAGTAGAGGTTATAGTTGAAGCTGGAAAAGATGTTGCATGACAAAGAAATTCAACTGTACCCATGTTCGTTGTACTCACTCCACCACTAGTAAGAGAACAAGAAAAAAGTGATTGTAATGCTCCACCATCACCTAGTTTAGATAAAAAAGTAGTTGGGCTAAATACTGGATCTACTGCCATTGTTTTTCTCCGATGATTAGATTAAAGATGTAATGGGGAAGTCTTTTTTACAAGTACTCCCTTCGGAAACCACCGTCTTCCCCCATCTATATTATTATTTATAAGACTATTTTATTAGCCGCCTGTAATTTCACTAAACTCGACACCAGATCTTACAGCAACAAATTGAAGCTGTATGAAGTTAATAGAACGAGATGGTTTTATATAAATATCACCACGAAATTCGTTACGTTCAACCACATCACTAGTATTATTTGAACCATCACAAATAACCTTAAAATCTTGAACACCTTGTCGGGCTTTAATATTTCTCAAGAAAGGTTCTACTGTAGATACAAATCTGGAACGTGTAAAAGAATCGTTGAATTCAAACAAGAACGATTTTGCCATATTGGCGATTGATTTTTCCAAAAGAATAAACAATCTTCGTACATTGATACGATCAAAAGCACTAGGTTTTGCTAGTAGTGTCTTATCTCCGAAAAGAAGAATTCCTTGTCCAGGCATTCCCACTATAGGATTAACACCTTTTTTATAAAGTCCATCTCTTTGTGTTTTATTCGGATTAAAAGGTAATTTAATAGCATTACGAATATTACCTCTCACTGCACCAGCAGGAGACCAAAATGGATCACGAGTTTGATCTGTAAATGCACAACATCCAGCAATATCACCATTCAATGGAACATATCTGTATACATCGTTATATTTATCATACATATATTTCCATCCAGAATCCATAACTGCATAAGAAGAACTAGGCATCGATTCACGATGAGCTATTACATCCGTAAGTTCTGATCCCGCGTTATTGACAACGGCTATTTGTGGAGGTGAAACAAACGCCACACAATCTTTACGATATTCTGCTATATTATTAATAGCATAAATTTGTGTAGCCGCACTTGCATCCGCTGTCATTAAAAGTGTTACATCTACTTCTTCTGTATTTTTGAATTCATCCAATCCTATTTGAATATTTCCAGGAGTTGAAGCTGATCCAGAATGTCCACCAGTTAAACTTGCAGAAACAATAGCTCCATTTGCATTAAATTTTCCTGTTGCCGCTCCACCCCAAGCAGTTGTTCCATAAGCAGAATCTGCATCTCCTTCTATAGCATGATCCATCCAACGAACATACGATGATCCTCTATTGAGTCTATCTTTGTAATAGTTACTCTGACCATCTTCTGACTTAGCACCTGCTGCAACTGAAACTCCTGAATATGTTTCAATTACAGTGTTGTTTGCTCCAGCAAATTCTCCGTCTTGATCTTCTATTATTATATGCATTTCATCATTTGATCCACCATTTCTTGCTGCATAAGATGTAGTAGTAGGATGATCATCGAATGAACTAGCATATTCCCATGTACGAGACCATGTATTTGCTACCGCAGCTAAAACAAATGGTGCATCAACCGTCATAGAAGTTGCACTACTAACAACGGTAACTTTTCTTTCTTCTAAAATACCTTCTAATTTAATTATATCACCCACACTAACTTGAGTTGAAAACTCTGTACTTGTACCTGTTATAACAGAACCATTAGCAGAAACGGCTACAGTACCAATCATTTGAGTAGATGGTTCTGCGAATCCAGATCTTATTTTACGTACAGTAGATCCATCAACTATATCAGATTCATATGCACTTGATGCGGTTGCTACAGTGTTACTAGTAATGGTTTTCAGTACTAAATACTTAGCTCCAAGTAAAATAACATCTCCAACACTTAATTCTGTTTGATAAAGAGTACCAGATCCTGCCAATGCTCCACCACTCGCTGTCCAAGCAGATGTACCTGTTAAGGTAATATCTGTATTTGAATTAAGTGTACCATCTGCATTAGTGTTTGCTTTAGCTGCACCACACATAGAAACTCTAAGACTATTTCCTAGATCTCCTGGATATTTTGCTATGAAAGGACCGAAATCACTACTTTGACTTCCTCCCATATTTGGATCATAAGTATTTTCATAATCTTCATCGTTTGCGATATAGACAGTATTGGCTGAGTCCATTGTCGCATTTTTTGCATCAGTTGTATTAGGTGTACGAACCACTTTAAGATTCGCAGAATACGCGAGATAACTTGCAGCCGTAAAAAATGTTTTATATGTAGCTGATGTGGGTTTACCAAAGATGCTTGCTAATTCTGCTTCATTAGATATTATTGTTCTTTCATATGCGGGTCCCCAATTGAACGGTCCTGCAATTCCGCCTTCGGTCATAGAAGTTGAAGGTACAACAGTAGTCAAATCGATTTCTTTGGTGACAACGCCTGGACTAATTGTAAAAGGCATTTTATCTCTCCTAAATAAAGTTTTATTGTAATTATAGTAATAATACTATCTGAATCTATTTATGATTTTTCAATTCTTCAAAATCATAAATAGTTAGTGTTATCATAAATATACAAAAAGGTCAAAATGGACAAAGTTAAATTCTGGGATAGTAAAAGTATAACAAAAAGATTTCTTAAAAAAGTTGATTGCTCTGAGACAAATACGAAATGTCACATTTGGCTTGCTGCAAAAAATAAAACAGGACATGGAATGTTTTCCGTTATGGGAAGAACCATGCCTGCTAGTAGATTTGCAGTAATGATGTATGGTATGTTTTCCCCTTCAACTGGACTCCATGGTGAAATTGCTGATCATGAAGTAATAACCCAAACTTGTTTCAATCCATCTTGTGTAAATCCCGAACACCTTGAAATATCTAATAAAAGAAAAATAGGAAAAAGATTAACTATTCGACCAGATCAACTAGTCACAGGTTCTATCAGTTTTCTGACTAGATTAAAAAAGGAAAGACCTGATTTACTTAATAAAATTGAGGATTTAATAACAGAAATAAACCACCCACCCACAGAAGTTAACTTTGGTGATATAGATCCTTTTACTTAATTATATAATCTTCTATTATTACTATCATCAACTGTCCAGGTTTGCCCACCAGCATCTTTAAAAGTTTCTTCTTCCAATCCACTATCTATAATTCCAAACGGCAACATATCTTGTTCTAAAGTTTCCATTTGTTCTTCCCACAACTGTTTTCTGATATCCATATTTGTCAATTCCTTAAAATATCGTTGATTCACCAACCACGAAAATATAACTAAACACATCGCCAAATCATCATGAGAACCTTCTTCTGCTTGATATGTATTATTTCGTAGAGCAAATGTGGTAAGTTCACTAATCGTATCAAAATCTGGAATAATCAATTGTTCTTGTTCTATCATATCTTTTAGAGTTGCACAACCAATTCTCTTAATTTGTTTACTCGTTCTTAGTCCTAACTGAATGTTCTTTGTAAAGCCACCACCAATTTGTTGACCAGCTCTCCCTCTCTGTGTAACAATCATTATGTTTTCATACTCTAAATCATAGTGTAGAGTATCCGCAACTTGAGAACCAATATCATTCACCTCAATCAAAACATGAGCCATATTATACTTATTCCCTACATTGTAAATTACATTGGGGTACAATAGGGGTGAAATAGTATTATCTTTAAATTTTGCTACTTGTCTATGGGGTGTAGTAGTAACATCAAATACAATAAAGGCTGAATAATCTACACCTTTTCCTTGAGCAGTATCCGCCACTAAAGCATATACATGATTTTTTATTGGTTCTTGAAATACATCCAAATGATTATTACTGTGTATTGGATTTACAAAAACTAACGTTCTAAGTTTTGATGGAGCAATTAATGTATAGGTTGACCCGACAAATTCACATTCAAATTCTTGTGTGAACTGTAATTCAGAAGTATTACGTATTGTTTCCTCTTTCCACTTTGCATCTCTCCCCGGCATCTCTGACCAATGAACTGCAATTGGTACATAGTCACTTCTTTTTTCTTCTGCTTCTATCCACATTTTATAGAACATATTCAGTCCAAGTGGAGTTGAAACAATAAGTACCTTAGTCGATTCACCAGAAGAAATTGTAGGATAAACAGAAGTGAAAAATTGTTCTGCTATGTTTTGTGGAACGTGAGCAAACTCATCAAGAAAAATGATATTAAATGAACTACCTCGAACAGCAGAACTAGAAGTTGCTGAGGCAATAACTTTAGACCCATTCTCTATTTCAATATTACCTTTGTTCCATACAACTGCGCCTTGTTGTAACCACTTAGGTAGATGTTCGTATGCAAGTTGTAATCTAGATAGGAGTTCTCTTGCTGTTGCACCCTTGTTGGCAAGAATAGCAACGTTAACACTTTCATTGAACAGAATATAATGAAGAAGGAAGGAAATAATTGTAGTTGATTTTCCTGTTTGTCGAGGTAATTTACAGATTACAAAACGATTATCATTAAATTTTCTAACCATATCTCTTTGATAATCATACATCTTAAATTTCACTAGACCTTTGTCTAAATGTACAATTTGAACATAATTTTCTATGAAATATTCAGGAGACTCTTTGCACTTCATGTATTCTTTGAGGGTGGTCTTCGTCCAATCTATTTTCTGACCAACGTTTTTTAAATTCGGGTTCCCGAGGTAATTTTCAGATGCCATTACGTGGCTCCTCTTCAACTTTGTGCATTTTCAACATTTTTTGTAATTCAGCTGTACTCCCCACAAACACTGCATTATTTACCAATGACGTAGTTCCACCCTTTTCTATTTTCAATTCCTTCTTGGTCTTATGTAGACCCATCATTTCCTTGTTTGCATCTAACCCTGCTTTGATTAGCTGTCCTACAACTTCAAATGCACGAGGAGATTCCGATTGTTTAGCTATCTCTAACATTTCTTCTACGGCATCTTGATTTCTCTCAATGAGGTTGTAGTAATTTTCTCTCGCATACTCATAATCCGTATCTTCATCCTTACCATCAGTTTTTGGTTTGATTCTTTGGTCAGGTACAGGCTTTAATTCTGAGGTGGGAACAAGACTTGTAATCTCAAGAATTTCGTCTATTCTTTGGTCTATTATGTTTTCCATTTTTTCCTATCATTATAAATTAACATCCAATCCAGTTGTTGGATTATTATCTATAGTATCATCAAAATATTCAACTGTTTGTGAATATCCAAAATCATCACTTGCTATAACATCAGCTGCTCCAGGAGTAGTTGTTATTCGTGTTTTTATTCCTGCCATTGATGAATCATAACTGTCTTCACTAAGTATTTTCATTACACCAGTATCATTTGGGGAACCTGCGTCAGCATCCAAAATTAAATGATTTATTGAAAAATCTGTACTATTTTCTAAAATAATATATTCTGTTTCTCCGACTTCTGCAGGAGTACGTAGATGTACTATAACCGTTTTAACAACTGACCCAGATTTAACATCTGGATAAATAAACCCCTTCAATGTAAAATTTAAGCTCCATATTATTTCTCTTCTTACAGTTAAATCACCTTCATAAGAATCCTCAATAGAAACATCATTTAATATTATTGTAATATCAGGTTTAATATTCATGGAAGGAACCAAGTTCACACTAACTGTAAACTCCGGTGTAAAAAATGGGATGATTTGCTCAAAAATCTGCGCGCCATCTTCTGAATTATCTACCATTGCAGACAACTCAAACTCAAAATTATAAGGTACAGGATTATACTGCTTTAATAGTGTAGTAGAAGAGGTTGCATTATTTGCTGCATAAGTTTGACCCAACGTATTTAATTTTCTAAGTGGGTCATATAGAATAGAAGTTAATCCAAATCCCATTCTCGGTAAACTCGTTCCAATACTTTCATCTGTCTTGGAACCCCTTCTTACACGTAATAGCATCTTATCTTTAGCTTCATACGCGATAGGAACTTTAATTTGTTGAATTATTACATCTGAGGAGTTTTTCCTTTGAATATTAATATCATTAAAGAGAGTTCCAAAAACTGCAACATATTTTCTAATAGTTTCATGGTAATAAGTAGTTCCTAACATTATAAGCTCCCAAACGGATTACCTTCAGTGAAATCAATAATAGAATCGGCTTCTTGTTCTATTGCTAAATTATCACCAACGAAAGCTGAAGTAGAATCTTGGGCATCTAATGCAGTAACGGAATAGCTTACTCCCGAACTGTTACCAATAATATTAGAAGTTCCTGAAAAATTACCTGTCATATTAATAAGATTTAATATTTTAGTTGTAGCATTCCAACTAGCAACTTCTCCTTGTACAGTTGCCTCCGCCAAAGAACTTCCTTGATATACAATTTCTTCTACAGTATAGTTCCCACTTCCAACATTCATAGTAAAATTTAAAGAGTAGGCTTGTAGTCGTTCAATTTTATCAATATCATCTACACCAGTATTCAGTTTTTGATTTGAATAAGTAAACATTTCACATAAGAGATCGAAAACTTGTAGTCCACCAGTTTGATAAAATATCGATTCATCCTCTACGAACAGTACTTGAAACAGGGCATTAGTCATAGGAAAATATATTAAATCTCCCTCTTTTGGAGCAGTATCTCTACCGTCACCAGTTAATCCCAATTCAGCCCATCTACGTCTCGCTACTGTAAAGGTTATTTGATCTTTTATTTGTAATCCAAATTTAGATATAAAATCACCCTCACCTTCAAAACCATCAATAGTTTTGATATACATTTCAATTGTATGGGCACTATTATATTGAGAAAGTCCATCTTCACCCATTAATATGTCTTCATCGACTATAGTTCTTGGACAATAGGATACATCAATACCATGAGTTTTGATGGATTCAATCATTAAGTTTTCTATCAATCGTTGATCGGCGGTATTTTTTCCATAATGATTGAAATAGGGGTTAGTTGCCATGTAGAGTTATCCCATCATATGATTTACAGGTAGTTCATAGCGTAATTGCATTTGTTCTTCTATTACTTGTATTTCACCAACTGCATCATCATACATTTGTCGCCCATTAAGAGAAATTCCCCCAGGTAGTTGTAATCCTTCATATTTAATTAAATTTTGACCCCATTGTTTCTTTATCAATAATGTAGCATATTGTTTAAGAAACATATCACCCCAAATATCAGAATATGTAGCGGGATCAAGAATTTTATCACATTCAACAATCACCCAAGCATCGACATCTACATCTACTCCCCACGAAACATCAAGATGTAATTTATCTGCGTGTCGATTATATCTAAATAAAATCGCACCTGTAAACATTTCATTAATTAATGACATGTGTTGTTGGTTCAGTTTATGTGTTACTAGATCCATACCCCCCAAATTACCTTGAACTTGACTCAAAGCAAATTGATATTTAACTGACCACATAGAAGAATTAGATACATCATCTGAAAAAGACATTACTCTTCTTACCCCAATAATAGCTTCGGCAATTGCAATATATTTGTTATCATAATCACCTATAACAACTGGTGTAGAGCTGTGGGTTGTTGCAGTAGCACTAGAATTTTCTCCTGTGAGAGTTTCACTTGTTGAAAACGTAGTAGTAGTATTACTGAAATACGTATTCCCATCACCACCATATTTAACTTCTGGGTCTTTAAATCTCAATGTTGTATTAGCACTATGATACTCATGTACTTTTGCTCTAACACCACTCGTTCCACCAGTGATATATTCACCAGCTGTAAAAGTACCAGTGGGAGCAGATGCTAATTTAACAGTAGAAGCGGATACTTGGTGTTTAAGATAAACATTTTCTGTAGCATCATAATGATATTCTTGATAAAACTGAAAAGCATCGTCTATACAATCTTCCACTTGATCATCATCTAGATTCAGGTCTACTACCGGCCATCCAAGTTTTCGTTTACAATAATCTTTAAAAGTTGCTTTAGTAGTTGGCTGTGCCATTATTTTGTTGCCTCCGGCGAAACTGTGATAAGACCTTCTACTACTCGTTCTATATCTCCACCTGATTGTGTATATTCAATATCATATACATAATTCCCGGCTGGAATAGCTGAAGTTTGGGTAGAGGTCATGGAGATTGTTACATTAGATCCCGCAATTCCTGCAGTGAAACTATATATATTATTTGCTGAATGATATGATTGTCGCATTTTAGCAGTAGCAGTACCAGATGAAATAGCTACATTTACTGATGCTGAATCTTTAGCGACAACAACTTTGGAAAAAGTGCAGCCTTGATCTAACACAAAATTAAGAGTTTGTTTTTGGAGGGTTAACGCCACAATATTCTCCTTGTAATAGTTTAGTTGGTATTTCTATAACTATTTATAATACCACCATTATCTAAAAGATACAAGTAAAATCACCATTGCAATAATCATTGAACATAGGAAAATTATATGGGTATAATACGTAATATTATTCAGGTTTCCGGAAGCTACCTTAAGCTTCCCGTTCTGCAGTAATCATCTCTTCAATTTCTTCTTGTAATTCTTCTAAGTTAACCGGTTTAGGGTTATCTTCTTTTATTTGTTTTATTGCTTTATACCATTCACCATTTTTATCTAATGTTCCATTGTCTATATCATGCCATAGTTTATCTAATTGATTATTCCATAATTCATAAGTATTCAGTCTATCATTTTTCCATTTATTAGCTTCTTCTATTTTTAGAATTATATCTGGATTAGGTTCAGGTAGATTATTCATGCTGAGTTCCCCCATGAAAAACCGGAATTATCTTTAGCTTGCCATCCGTGATAGCGAAAACAATAATGGTTATAATATCCGGCTCCTCCATTTATTCTACACCAAATTTTATTATTAGTAACCCCCATGGAAATACTACGGCCATGTATTGTAGTAGTTCTAACACTAATCATAGTGCTACCACCATAAGCATATGCACCAAACATATAAGAACCAGCATAAGATCCCCCATATTCATATGATAATACCTCAATATTAAACATATTACTTTCATTATGTACAATAGGGGTTCTTAAATATATGTCTGATCCACCTCCACTTCCATGATTATACCAGTCAGTTCCATAAACATGATTCGCTGTTTTTATCTCGGAAGTCAGTCGGCCGATAGTAACTAAATTAGTTGATCCACTCCATGTAGATAATGCAGTATTTTCTACATTACCTAATCCTACATCTGATTTGGTAGTACTTAATGCATTCAATCCAGACCCTCCTGTTACTCCAACAGGTAGCTCTCCTGTAATATTAGCCGCAGGTAAAGCGGTAAGATTTGCGCCACTAGCCGCAGGTAGAGTTGAAGGAAACCTAGCATCAGGTACTGTTCCAGCAGATAAATTAGAAGCACTTAATGCGTTCAATCCTGATCCACCTGTAACACCACTTGATAAAGTACCAGAACCAATTATTCCTAGAGCAGTCAATCCAGACCCTCCTGTTACTCCAACAGGTAGTACTCCAGTAGTTATATGAGAAGCACTAATACCTGTGGGTGTACCTGAAAATGATGGCGAAGCTTTTCTAGAATAGATGTTGTCATCAAGTGTACCGTCACTACGTTTAAATGACGCCATATTTCGGGCTTTACTCATGCTCTATCTCTATATTATTCAGGTTTTGGGTATTTATTTTTTATAGCTTGAACTGTCATCGTGTTTTAAGGTTTACTTACTACCCCTAATTCACTTACTTGATGTGTGTTATTTATTGTATCCATAACATCCTCATAAGTTTTTATCAGGGTCATATCTTCAACTGTTTTTTCTTCTAACCATTCAATCTTGTTAGTTGAAATATTGTGTGTATCTGTTTCTTCATAATGTGTATTATCTTCAAAAACAAAACCAGTAATAGACATATCTGATTTTTTGTATTCCATATAAATTTCCATTAGAATGCCCTTAATGATAAGTGGTAAGTGCTACTGTAGATATATTAGCCGGTTGATGATTATTATTTATTGCAGTTCCTAAGAATGATACAGACTGTTCATAGGCTCCAGCAGTTGATCCAGTACAACCAATATATTTTGCATAAAAAGTAAATTGAGGTTCTCTAGCAGTATGAACACATTTAAAGAAAAATGTAGCATTGTTGTTACCACTACCACTACTAAGATAATATGGAGTTGCAGTTATTGAAGCACTATATGCTCCACCACCTGTATTCATATCACAATATCTTTTACAAACTGAGTAATTTGCACCACCATGACTGCCAACGCCTGAGTGATTATTCGATTGTAAAAGATAAAACTTTTGAATTGCTCCCGCTGTCGCATGATTTCCACTTATATGACAAGTAATGTCCCAAAATCCTGGGCTTCCCGCACTAGAATATCCTCCGGGCGAAAAAAGTTTATACCATGAATAATTCGTAGTGTTGGAAACGTATCCGGAAGTTGTGTGTTTTGTAGCATGAACCCATTCTTGAACAGTAGACCCATTAGCACCTCTAATCATTGTTATAGGTTCTTCGGCACCATGAGAACTACTCCCAGTGGCTTCGTTTTGGCCTCGTATCTCAAGAACAGCATCAGGATCCACTGTCCGGATGCCGACATTGCCTTTAGCTTGGAATGTAACTCTATCATGAAATGTAGTATCGTAGCCATCAACAAAAGCAAATCTTAAATCACCATATCCGTGTTGATTACTCTCACCATTAGTATTAGGACCCGGAGTCGCAAAGTTCATCTGCATATACTGCTTATCTAAACCACCATAATCATTATTGGTTCGAGAACTTCTTGCAGAAAATAGGTTATAGACTGTATCAGAACCTATATCGTGTTGAGAAGTAATTGTACCTGCAACTTGCAACTTATCATTAGGTGTAGAATCCCCGATGCCTACTCTATTCTGCAATCCATCAATCCTCATAATTTCTGTGTTATAAGATTTAAAGATATGATGTCCTGCTGTTGAATTTGTAGATGTTGATTGATGAATAATATCTGAAAGTGCAGTTAAAGTTATATCACCTTCTACATCTAAAGATAAATCAGATGCACTTGTAATATTGCCTGTCATTGCACCACCAGCTTTAGGTAGAGCGGCACCTGCGGTAGCTGTAGTTGAAGTCAAGACGGCATCCCTCGTAGCAATATCTACTCCATCAAAAGTTGAGTTAGTGGTAATTGCACCAGTCATTGCACCACCAGTCTTTTGTAATGGATCTGTAAGTCCTGAACCACCAGTTACCCCAACAGGTAATACTCCAGTAGTTATATGTGTCGCACTAATACCTGTGGGTGTACCTGAAAATGATGGCGAAGCTTTTCTAGCATAGGTGTCCGAATTCAGTGTACCGTCACTACGTTTAAATGACGCCATATTTCGGGCTTTACTCATGTTATTCCTTTATGGTTTTGTGGGCCAAGTAACACCAATTAGTCCTCCATTTTCATTTAATGAAGGTGTGGAGTTTTCAGGTAAATCTCGTAGTTCTTGTCTATAATCTAATTCAGCTTGTGTAAACGGTCTATCTTGTAATCCAGCCCCATGGACTTCCATTTCTTGAAATTTTTGTTGGCGTTCACCCCATAACTGTTCTATTGCTGTTAATGGGGCTGGATTATCATCTCTATCTACTTCAACCTCAACCCCATTTATCGTTTCAGTTTCAAGTTTATTACTAATAATCCATACACTTCCATTCCATTGACATATTGAAATATTAACATCAAATTCAGGTGGAGGTGTTTTTACATCATCTTCCCGATATAAAAATGTACCAGGAAATTCTGGATTGGGTTGTGGTTCTCTTGGCATTGCGTTATGTGAATTCCAGACTTTCATTTTTCCCTTTAATATTTAATACAATATCGTACTGCTACATTACGTACTCTTGTTTCACTAGATTCCCCGACTTTAAGTTGCATACTATTATAACCAATACCATTACTTATCTGATACCAAGGAGCAATAAATGCGTTTGTTGTTTCAGCTGCGCCGTAATTATTAGGATAACCAGAATGTTTAATCTGCCAGTTTTTCATTCCACTACCCCAACCACCAGTATGATAATGTGCTTGAAAACGAGTACCACCATACCAACTTTGTTTAAGTGTATCTGTTTGTGTAGATGCTATTGCTCTTCCAGAATCTATACCTCGACCATCATCAAACCCACGGCAAAATTCTCCACGTAAATCTGGTAAGAAAAAACTTGTTTGTCCAGAACCCCCGTAAGTAGTTCCAATCTTGCTCCATAGGTTTGCATATAACCCACCAGCTACACCGTTTAGAGTACTACCATCACAAATTAACCAACCTGTGGGAGCAGTAGATTGTCCGAAAGCTCCGATTTGACCTACCATATTCCCAAAATTTGGGTTATCTCCATCAACATGTCCGATAGCGGTTTTTCCAGTCAGTAATTGTAATTCTGTCTTAGTTGAAGTCATTCCATCCATTTTATTCAGGTCTTCCGCACTCGCAGTTACAGTAGCCATCTTATTCAATTGTGCTGTAGTTGCAGTTATACCTAATGAAGTTAAATTAGCTCCACTTGCTCTATCTCTTGCTCTAGTCATAGTGTGTGTACCTTATGGTTTTGGATATTTAGCTTTGATAGCATCAATAGCTAGTTCCCAAGTATTGGTATTATTCTTTAAGTCATCGTAACGCATTTCATCTTGGTTTAGTTCGGCATACTCGTTTTTTCTCATGTCTGAATAATACAGAGAATAATCCAGTCTATCTGATATCTCATTTCCCATATCAAGCCAAGATTGTATCCTTTGCCATTTTGCTGAACCATCGCTCACACGTGAAACTTCAAAAAACAAATCCGCTTCATCATCAAGATGGACTACTAAACTTATTCTGTCATTTTGTATATCAATGCTGTTTATAGTCATATTACCTTTTAAGTTATGTTATCATTCGCCATATACTTATTTGTGGAGTAGTGGTTGGAGCAGCATTTGTTTTAACATGTAAGGCAAGAGGTGGATACGTTGCACCATTCTGTTCTTCTGAGATCATCATATTAACTGTCAGAGCACTTGAAGATGTGTGAACAGCATGGGTACATATAATTCCATTAAAACTTCCCCCATTATCCCCGAGAGTCGTTCTCTGCCAGTGTACGTTCCCCTGATAATGAATATTGTGTGTGTTTGGCCCATTCGAAGTTATTATTGCCATTGCTTGAACAGTATAACCATAAGTAGTATTATGGTTCATCCAACTCATTTTGACCAGCCAACATTGTCCACCACCCATGCTACCGAAGTCAGCAACAGTAATATCGTGATAAGCGTTTGCTGCTGCTCCACTAGCAAACCCTGTAGCTGCACCAGAATAAATAGGAGTACTTGCGAAATATTTACCATGAACTGGTCCCCATCTTTTTGAGGCAGATCCAAGATCTTGTGTATTATCAGCACCCGGAGTAGTATGACCAGAGGAATCAATGGTCAAAGCAAGAGCATTTGAATTATCATCTATGCCTATCGAAGTAAAAGCACCAGTAGTAGTGATTGCTCCAGAGGTGTTAATTTCAACATCATTTGCTAACTCATCCAGACCTGAACCACCAGTAACTCCAACAGGTAATACTCCAGTAGTTATATGAGAAGCACTAATACCTGTGGGTGTACCTGAAAATTGGGGGGAGAATCCTGTGGCGTATTTAGTGGCATAGCCTGTGCCATCATCTTGTTTGAAATCCGCTAAGTATCGAGCTCTTGTCATTATTGTAACCTAAAATTAGTTTAATAATTTAGATTTCAATTCTTCTATTTGGACTTGTTGCTCTTTAATAGCTTCTAAGAGAACGGCGGCCATTTTAGTATATTGAATACCAGCAGCATTACCGTCCTTGTCATGAGATACCAAATTAGGAAGAATTTTATCTACGTCTTCTGCGATAAACCCATAAACATTTTCACCTTTTGTTGGGTCTTTGCGGTCATATTTAACACCTTGCATCTGTAAAATAGCTGGGAGCATAGGTTCCATATTAGTAATATTTGTCTTAAGTGTTCTAGAAGACAATTCTGTAATAGTACCGTTTACGGTTAATGCTGTTGTAGGGTTAGTTGTGCCTATACCAACATCTCCCCCACCTTCAATACGCATACGTTCTGTTACGTAACCATTCAAGCAAGTTTCAAATGCCATATAAGAATCATGTGTTCCAACAGCGGCAGTCCAATTGGTTTCAGTTCCTACAGAAATTCTACCTGAATCTGCTGTAGCGGGAGTTCCATCATTATACCATTGATTCCATAAGATAGATGTTTCTGTTCCAGCCATGGATGCATGATTAATGGTATTTGTAAGAGAAAGAATATCTAGATTACCTGTAGCTGTTCCAGGTGCGTCCATGGTTACCTGACCAGCTTGGTCTATCATCATTCTTTGAGTACCAGCAGTAGTGAAAACTAAATCATCATTATCTGCTCCAGCAGTGGTTTCGGCTCGTATCCATGTATCCTCATCAACATCTTCTAGTCTTCCAAATTGCGTCCAAATTGCTCCAGTATATCCTTCAAAATAATTATACAGTGTATTGAATCGAATTCCACCTTGAACTCCAGTACCTCTATTCGATGCAGTACCGGCTGGTACTACAAGAGAAGTGGTTCCAGCAAATTTTCCCGCGGGGGCAACACCATCTTGTCGTACATAAATTGGAATTGCACCAGATGCTGCTGAGTTATCATTAATTATACTTACTAGATGTCTTGCTTGCGGATCCGCTGAATTAGAATCAATGGAAAGTGCTGTACCTGAAGTAAGTCCATCTGCGGAGATATTCACAACTTTACCAGTAGTTAATGAATCTAATGCGACATTAAGACCAGTTCCTGTAATTGTTGCTGCACTAACAAGATCCATCATTACACCTGAGGTGATAGCACCACAAGAAAGTTTAAATGCTGTTCCAGAAGTAATTGCGTCAGCAGAAATATCTACAGCATTAGCCGTTTGGGTCGAGGCATTTACGTCTACTGCTATTTGGTCAACATCTAATGCTTCAATAGTGAGAGCTGGTTTACCTGAAGTAGCGCTTTGAGCGGCAGTAATATGACCTGTAAAGGTATTAGCCCAGTATTGAGTTGTATTACCTAAATTAAAGAGAAGGGTAGCATTTGGAATTATGTCTGTATTAATATCAGCTTCAAAAGATACAATATCTGTTGTGGCATCACCAAATACAAGGTTTCCATGTACAGTAGTATCTCCTACACATATAATATTACCCCAAACTTTTAAGTTTTCTCCTATATTTACCGATTTAGCTACACCCAATCCACCTGCGGTGATTATAGAACCAGAGGTATTTGTGGTAGAATTAGCCGTATCAAGAACTTTGATAAAATTATTCATTCCACTTGGCTGAGTCATTATAATAAGTTCATTATCTTTGACCCGCCATTGATCAAAAGTGTCCGTCAAGGCTACATTTGCTGTCATTAGTTTATTCCCCTAGTTTCCATTTTATCCTTTTAGGCTATTCTTTTATTACGAGTGAAAGTAAGCTTTTAATGTTGCTGCTGTTACTTTTCTGTTTGTTCCACCAGCACCGTCATCTATAATAAATAGATCAGCATCGTTAACGGCTGTTGCGAGAACAGTACCACCGTCAATGTCTAAGTTTGCAATAGGAAAACCACCAGCAGTAGCTCCTACATATGTCTTTATTCTTGATGCGGTAGTTTTTCTATTAGTACCCGCTCCACCATCATCTACAATTAATAAATCAGCATCCTCAATATCAGCTCCAATATCAGTACCACCATCAATATCAATACCTCCAAGAGCAACAGCTCCGGAATTATCCATTAAATCACCAACTTCGATATATTTATTTGTGGGGGTAGATGTGGGATTTTCAACGATGAGTAAAACGTCTGTATTTGCGGCAACACTCAGACGAGATAATTCTGTAATTTTCTTTGACATTTGGTTTGTTCCTTTATAGAATTCATGTTGTACATGCTATAGTAGTATTTATACTATTTATAAAATTTCTAATCAACAACTGGTATCTTTGGATATTTAGCTTTGATTGGATCAACCATTTCGGCTTTCCATTTGTCAATGCCATCATCATAAATCTTGTTAAGCTGGACATCCCAATCTGGATATTCTGCTTTCCTGGATCTGGCGTAGGCTTGTGTCTTGTATTCTGCTTTAAGACGAACTAATTCCGCATCTATTGCAGATTTAGTCGGTTGAGTTAGCTCTACACTTATCCATTCAATTTCTTCCCCACGAACAACAAAAACTGAATCTGGTTCTAAACTTAGAAGAGCATCACTAATATCTATATTTTCGTTTCCATCCATATTCTTATGCCTTTATTTCCCATATTGTCATTGTAAATGAACCGGCGTTGTGTTCATACATTAGACCTACGGAACCTTTTGTCATTCCTACTTTATAAGTTCTAGTTGCAGTAGTACCAGCAGAAGTTACTGCATGTACACTTTGTCCAGCAGCACCATAACCATTTGCCGTACCGAGCCCACTTGAACCCCAAGCGTCATTTCCTAACCAAGCACTGGTTCGTGTATCCCAAATATCATAACCATAAACAACATCCCCACCACTACCATAAGGGTGGATAGTTGCGGAAATAACTAACGTACTTGTTGATTCTAAAGGTGTTATATCATGCATATGGATACCCCCTAAAATAGTCAAAGCAACAGCTGTCCCATTTGAGCCTAAAGTAACATGGTTATCGTGATCCACATGTTTTGTTCTAACTTGCAAAACATGCCCTACAGGATAAACTATTGCCGTATTACTCAGGTTTCCTGAAGCAACTGTACCAAGTGCAGTCAATCCAGAACCACCTGTAACTCCAACAGGTAGTACTCCACTTACTTGAGCCGCTGGAATCCCTGTGGTATTTGTCATCACTCCAGCGGAAGGTGTTCCTAAATTCGGTGTTACTAATACTGGACTTGCTAGTGGTGCTTTCAGATCAATTGCCGCGTCCTGGCTACTTATACTGAACGTATCTAATGCAACGAATTCTATTATATCACCTGCAACTAAAGCGGGAGAAAGTCCAGTAATAGTTGTACCATTAGTTGCACCAAAGTCAGCTGTATCAACTAATTTTACACCATTAAGATAGACAGAAAGTTGCCCGACTTGATAGCCATTTTCCACAGTAACTGCAGTTTCTCCACCTGAAGCAGTAAAATTACTCCGTGATGCTTTGCCTTGTCCTAGTGTTTGTCCTATATAACTCATAAGTATTTATACCAATTTATCCCATGCTGTTATCTATTTTTGTGAAATGACTCATGTCCATTCCTCAGTACCCATGATTCTCTCATTCCAAGTTGTTGTGGTCTCATCCCATTCATAGTCTTTGCTATCATCTAATTTTGTTACAGGTGCTTCCCATTGACAAGTATCTTCATTTAATGACACCCATGAATCATAAGGTGTAATAGGAATAAATGCATCTCGTACTTTATCGTAAGTACATCCTATTGCAGCACAATTCTTTCTAAAACTTCCATCAAGGCTTGATTGTATCCAAGTAAATCCAACACCATGTATTTTATTTAGATATACAATTCCGAAATCTTCTTCTTCAATTCCATGTTCATTTAGAAGATTTTCATTATCTACAACATGAATTGATTGAACTATATTTTTTTTATCTATCCTTGCGAAATTTGCCATATAAAATCCTTATGAATATCTTATTAGTACAATTCCTGCTGCACCTGCTCCAGAATATGCGGTGTGGACTGGATATGAGTTACTTACACCACTTCCTCCTGATCCTGTATTTGTCATTCCAGACATACCCGCGTTTGAATTTGTACTACTGTTTCCCATTACAGTTCCAAAACCTCCTCCACCACCATATCCCCCCCTAGCATTAAGAGTTACAGCGCTTGAAGAATGTGAACCTCCACCACCACCTCCAGCAAAATATCCACCACCAGCAACATTACTTGTATTTGTTCCCCATGCATCAGCCCAAGTAACAGGTCTTGCACCATGTCCACCGACTCCAGTTGTACTACCCGCTCCTACACCACCTGCACCTCCTCCACCTCCGCCTACATTTGCAGTTGTGTCACCAGTTGTAAGATTGCCCAAAACTGCACCAGTTGCACCAGCAGGTATAAATCCTGAAGTAATAGCAGTTGGTGTGTTAGTCCTTAGAGCACCACCTTGACTACCCATATTCCCCCCACCTTGAGTTATAATAGAACAACATCCATTACCACCACCACCTCCATATGAAGAAATTAAGGAACCGAAAGAAGATGTACCACCTCGGGCAGCTTCAGGATACATTCGACTAGTACCACCACTCTGTGATCCACTTCCATGACTACCTACTGATGCCACACCCCCAGCCCCAATTGTTACAGTATAACTACCCTGACTCAATGAATATCCTGTTACATATGATAATCCACCTGCTCCACCTCCACCGCCATGGTCAATACTACCTGCTCCACCTCCACCAACTACAATAATATCACAGCTCAAAGTAGCACTAATAACTGAAAATGTTCCAGAACCTGTAAATGCATGAAATGTAAATCCACCAGATAAAGTTTTTGTTCCCCCGTCTCCACCACCTTTCTTTTGAAGTGCTTCCCATGCAGTATTATAAATTTTTAATTCCTTAGTAGTAGTATCATAATACAGCTGCCCCTCTACTGGAGCAGGATTTGTGGGAGCAGTTCGTGGAGTTAATATTAAGGATGGTGCTTCTAAATTTCCTACAATCGTTATTTCATCTGTTGCTGCAGAACCTGTTGAAGATACTCCTGCTATTCCTGAAGCATCTAACTGTGCTTTTGTTACTGCATGACCAGATGCCGTTGCTGTAGGAACAATCACATTACCAGTGAATGTTCCACCAGATGCAGGAACACTATCACTTACACTGAACGTGTCTAATGCTATGAAATTTATTTTATCGGTTGAGGAAAGAGCGGGAGAAAGTCCAGTAATAGTTGTACCATTCGATGCTGTATAATCTTCTCCCTCAACTAGCTTTACTCCATTAAGGAAAACATCTAGTTGCCCGACTTGATAGCCATTTTCCACAGTAACCGTAGTTTCTCCGCCTGAAGCGGTAAACAGGGTTCTTACTGCTTTGCCTTGTCCTAGTGTTTGTCCTATATAACTCATTTATTTAATCCTTTAACTTATTCAGGTTTAGTGGGCCATGTTACATCTGTTAATTTTCCATCTTCATCAAAATCAGGTGTTGAATTTTCGGGCAAATCTCTCAATGTTTGTCTATATGTTTTCCAGTCTGCTGAAAGTGTAACATCAGAATTGGCCATCCAATCCGTTTCTGCTAGAAGACGATCCCTTTCTTTTCTGAGAGCAGCATATCTCACTAATTCATCAGATTTAGCTCTCCATTCAGGATTATCTGAATGGGCCTTCATTTCTGTATGCGTCATTCCTTCTAAGTATGGTAATGTCATTTTATCCTTTCAGTATTGTACAACTACGTAGCCATGATATCCGTGGCCAGCCCCACCAGATGAAGACCCCCATCCAATTGCAGCTCCGGGATGCAATGGATGTTTAGCTCCGGCCGGAACATCGTAGTAACCCATTTCAGTTACACCCCATATCATTCCTCCTGTATATCCAGAACCACCGCCTCCACCTTTATCTTGTCTTCCATCGGCACCGCCATAGTAACCTCCACCGCCTCCGCCGGAAGCGGGTGTACTTGCTCCATGGCCTCCTCGACATCGATCTCCACCTAAATCACCATTAGCATTTCCGGTATGAGTCCCTTTACTCTCTTGTGTTCCTCCACCGGCACCTATAGGATGACTACCATAAACATCGGAAGTATGCGAGACCCGATACGTATCATAAGACGCGGGTTGTCCTGTCGTACCGCCTCCTGCTCCGGCTGTACCATCATCTCCTCCTTCACCACCACCTCCGCCTCCTCCGGCGGTCGCTAATTCGTTAGCAAGAGTAGTTGAATTGCCGCCTCTGAAAATAGCAGAACGGCCTGCACCTGAACTAGAATTATGAGATCCAGATGCTCCTCCTCCATTACCATATGTCATAGCAGATGAACCACTTGTTCCTCTTCCACCAACCATAACACACATTGTCTCGGCCGGAGTTACTTTAATATCTCCAAAAGTAAAACCGCCTCCGCCTCCTTTGCTGGCTGGGGTCGCGGAGCTATAACCAGCACCGGCTCCAGCTCCCCACAAATATACTCTTATTATAGTAATACCAGCCGGAACAGTAAATGTCTGGTCTGAACCAGTATAAGAATAATTAGTAGTCGTATTAATCGTACCCGAACTCTGAGCGCTTATTAGTGCCATTATTCTATTTCCTCCATAACCAGCTTGTAAACTTTGTCAGTCTTGTTATTTCTTAGTGTTAGATAGTTCTCTTCCTCAATAACTGTCCAGTTTCCTCTTTCATTTTGAAGATGTAAGTCAGTAGTGTAAATGTTTTGCCATCTCTTTGCTGCTGATCCTAAGTCATATGTATCATCAGTCACAGGAAGGACATCATCTGAGAGTGTAACATTAGCAATAGTTGCCCCAGAAGTACTAGTTGACAAAACAGCACCCCCCGCCCTATCCTGTATAAGTAAATTACCGTCTGCTGCGGGTTTAATTATCATGTTTGCCATAGTTTATACCTTTGGGTATTTAGTTTTAATTGCTACAATTGCGTCTTTGTGAGTTGTAGTGCCATTGATAGCATCATCAGACATCAATTCAAGTTGGTTCAAGGCATCATATTCTACTTTCCGTTTTCTGGCATAGGCTTGATCGTCCCATTCTGCTTGAAGCCTAATTATTTCGGCATCTATTTCTGCTTCTGTTGGTTGAGATTGTCCATCGTGATAATTTATAGTCCCATCTGCTATCTGTGATACTCCACCACCAACTAGTGACACAATAGCTTGAAATTTATCTAATATCATAACATTATCTCCTCTATCCAAAAGGCTAGTTGTGTGTGGATGTGACCAAAATAAAAGATGCCCCCCGCTGTCTTATAATATAGTCTGAAATAATAAGGAGTACCAGCAGAGTAGGAAGTTATAGAGGACGGGAAAATAGCCGACACTCTTCCACTAGTAGTTTGTATAAAATCCCAAGTACTGTGATAAGTTCTATCAGCAGTAGCGATATTTCTGTGATTATAAGCACTATCATCTAAGCTAGTAGCAGAGGCGTAAGTTGTTGAATTAATACTATCCATTCCACACGTGTGGTAAGTAAGATAATTTTGTGCTTGTGAAAAACCAACGTGAAAATGAATTTTTAAACGTGTTACACTTGAAGATTTTATAGGAGTATAACTCCCCCATATTCCTGTATCTACGAAGGAAGTTGAAGTTGTCTGAACATAACTAGTGACCTGAAACCTTTCTAACATAGCACCACCAATGACACATCCTGATGGAAAAGTAACTCCACTTCCTAAAGTTCCTGAAGCAACAGTCCCTAGTGCAGTCAATCCTGATCCACCTGTTACTGCAGCAGGTAATACTCCAGTAACTCCTGCCGCTGGAATACCAGTAACATTACTTGCCATAGTTGCCCCAGAATCAGCAGTAGTCAGGACTGCCCCACCTGCCTGATCTTGTACTACTACTTTGTTACCCGTTCCTGATGCTGGTCGTATTACTAAATTTGCCATAGTTTATTATCCCTTTGGGTATTTCGTTTTAATTGCTGCAATCGCGTCTTCCCATGTAGTCGTACCATTTGCTTTATCATCATATTGCATTTCAAATTGGTTCAAAGCATCATATTCTTCTTTACGTTTTCTGGAATATTCTAATCGATCTACCTCCGCATTTATTTCAGCCGTAGTTGGTTCTGTTTGACTTATATCTGACCAAGTTAAGGTATCACCTATAAGCGTCCATTCTGCACCCGGCCGTAATGATTCTAATGCCTGTGGAATACTCATGCCGCTATCTCCTGTACTTGTATATCTTGATGGTTTGCTCCATCTGTTGCTGAACCAATTGGCCCAAGGAAAACATAAAATGTAATACTTGCTCCGGCTGCAAGGGTTTGGGATTTATCATGATATGAATAAGAAGTTATAAAGTTTCCACCACCAGCACTGTGATACCACCCATAGTGAGAATAAAAGAAATAATTTCCCGTACTATAGTTAGATGTGCCAGCAGTATAGCTATCTGCCATTAAAAATTGACTTCTACCAGCAACACTTCTTGTATGCTCGGCATTCCAATGAATAAGAAATGAAGAATTGGCCTGTTTTGTTGTAATAGATTGTTGAGCACATGGTACTAAACTAGCACTACTATAAGCGGTTGTAGAAGAATAATTAGCGGGCCGAGAGCTTACTATTTGAATTACATGACCAGCAGGAAACGTAACCCCAGCTGCTATAGCCCCTGAAGCAACTCCTGCATTGTTTGTAATAGCACTCGCAATAGCCCCCGATGTCATCGTGCTTATATCCGTTTCTGGTGGCACAGTTCCTAAAAATTCACCACCTTCTAATGTACCCGCACTACCTGTAGTTATTGTTCTTCCATTTCCATCATCTGTAATGGTAATATCTGCTCCACCCCCAGTAAGATTTGCAAAAACTAGATTATCATTAACCGTCAAATCTCCTGTAAGAGTAAACGTTTTACCCATAAACATTTCATGTGATGCTTTAGTTCCTGAAATATTTTGAGCATCAGTTTGTTGTATGGATGGCACAGTCAAAGCAGCAGCGCCTGCAGTCTCCGTGGCGATAGATACATTATTTAATTTTATAGTTGCCATAGTTTATACCTTTGGGTATTTAGTTTTAATTGCTGCAATTGCATCTTTGTGAGTTGTTGTGCCGTTTGCTTCATCATCAGATATCAACTCAAATTGATTCAAGGCATCATATTCTGCTTTCCGGTTACGTGAGTACTCTAATCCAGCATACTCAGCCAATATCTCAGCCTTTCTGTCATCATACATTTCAGACGACATAACATTATCATCTATAAAGGTTACAATATCATTCATTATTTGAAATTCACCTGTAGGAAATAAATCTCTGACAACCGTAAATTGAATATTATCTATTTGTTTTTGATTAAACATTTTGTATCTCCTGCACCAGATGTCTTTGGGCATAGTATGGACCGCCATTACCAAGAAATCTCTGACCATTACTGTTATTAAATCTACCGTATACTCTGATAGTGAATGTGATTCCAGCGGCATATCCTGGCGCAAATGCAGTAGTATGTCTTGCTACCATGTATGAATCGCCGCCGCCACTTTGGTAATCTTCATGTGCCGCTGGATATAACCAATATTCATCAGTAATAGCAGCACCTGTAACATATACACCAATACCTACACCAAATGAGGATGAATTGGTATCGTCAGCTGAATATTGTGCGGCAATGATGAATATACTACTAGCCGATTTAGTTGTTAATGTAATATCAAGTGCAGAAAGATGCCATGGAGAGGCGTGACCAATAACACCGATGTCGGCATTAGAGTTTACAAACTTAGTTTGAATTACACTACCAGCAGGCATTGTAACTCCACTTCCAATAGTCCCTGAAGCAACAGTCCCTAGTGCAGTCAATCCAGAACCACCTGTAACTCCAACAGGTAATACTCCAGTAACTCCTGCCGCTGGAATACCAGTAACATTACTAGCCATAGTGGCTCCAGAGTCACCAGTAGTGATTACTGCTCCACCAGCCTGATCCTGTAGTATCAGTTTATTACCAGCTCCGCCTTTTCCTTTTATAATCAAATTTCCCATTTATACTTTATCCTTTATTCATCTTCAGTTTCTGCATTTCGTACTGCCACACTCTTAATGTCTGCTGCTAGTACCACTGCTTCTTTGTCTGCTGGGATAGATGTTATTGTAGGGTCTGCTGTCATACGAGCTACTTCTATATCATATATTTCATCCATAGCAATTCTAGCTCTGTTTTGTAAGGCATTGTCTGCCCAATCCTGTACTGAGACTGCTACATATTCCATTGCTTTAGTTTCTGCATCTGTTAGTGTTATTGTGTATGTTGTCATAATTACTCCTTTGTTTAAAATTAACCTACTAGGTGGCCACCAAAGTAGTCATATTCCCAACTGCCATGTGAAGCACCTGCCCACTGATCTACTTCAATGTAGTCGCCGACACTGAGGCTTATTAGCATACTAAATGTACCAGCGCCGTTATAACCAGTGGCGGTCTCATCTAGCCTTTGATGTCTGCCATTTAAGGCTGCCGCACCATTTACCAGAAATCGCCTTCGATTTACAGTTACAGCAGGAGCGTTCTTAATATGAGAAGTATAGAAGTGATATACTCCAGTCACAGGAGCGGTAAACCTAGTGCCGTTATGGTCGTTTCCTCTATCTATGTAAGTAACAGGGTGTGATATTATCCCAGTTAAGTTAGCACTACCTTCAGATCCACGAGAAACGTCAAAAGCAGGCTGATAAGGCATAGTGACTATACTACTATTATCAATAGTCATAGCTGTACTCGTAGCATTATCATCAATACCCGTACTCGTAAATCCGGCAATAGTACCAGTCATAGTACCACCAGCCTTTTGTAATGGGCTCGTAAGTCCTGAACCTCCTGTAACATCAGCAGGTAAAACTCCAGCAGTTATATTGGCGGCATTTACACTAGTAGTAGTTAAACCCGTTCCACCAATAACTTCAGCAGGGAGAGTTACTACTCCACCCGATTCTGAAAGTGCGGTAATTCCTCCTAATTTTAAATTTGGCATATACCTGATCCTGTTGTTGGTTTAATTAATAAGTTTGCCATTATTCTATCTCATCCCAAGTTTCTGTTTCTTCATTCCAAGAATATTGTTTTTCATCATCAGGATAAGCAACAGGTGCTGTCCATTGACAAGTATCTTCTACTAATATCCAAGATGGATAAGGTTGAGGTGCGATGAAAGCGTCACGAACTGAATCGTATGTAAATCCTACTCCAGCATAATTCTTTCTTAAAGGTGTTTCTCCTTCTGAATGCACTCCACCATGTGTGTTATATGAAGTTTGAATCCACTCGCCAGGACTTGAATCAACAAACGTATCAAAAAACTCAGCTTCTGCAACTATTACTTGTGTTACTAATGTGTTTTCTACTTTTGCATAATGTGCCATATTTGTTCTCCTTAAACTACGTAACGAATGATTACGATACCTGAGCCGCCGTCACCCGGAGAACCAGAAGCACCACAAGCACCACCACCACCACCACGATTTGTAGAACCGTCTGCTCCATTACCAGCTGAAAAACCATTATTACCAGCAGAGTTACCTCCACCTCCATTACCACCAGCTCCACCGCCAGAGTCACCATTACCACCACCGCCGCCAGCATAGTAAAGAGATGAACCAGAGTAAGAATTAGTTAAGCCAACACCACCAGCTCCACCAATGTTAGTTGCTACAGCAGCAGCTCCCGCAGCGCCAGCGCCACCACCACCGCCACCACCAAAAGTTTGGTTTGAACCTCCCCCAGCATTACCTTGACCTGAAGTACCAGCACCACCAGCACTATTGCCTGCTTGATAAGCCTCAGAACCACCGCCACCAGAACCACCAGAGAGACCATTTCTAAGGCTACCATAAACACCAGCACCTCCACCCCCTAGTGATGTGATTGAACCAAATACGGAATTTGCACCATTATTACCTCTGTCGCCGGAGCCTGTAGCGCTTGCCCCACCAGCACCAATAGTGACTGTATATGATTGACCAGTAAGTGAATGTCCTGCGGTAACTCGCATACCGCCTGCTCCACCGCCTGCTCCACCATGGGTTCCCCAACCACCTCCGCCACCACCGGCAACTACAAGAACATCAACAACACCTACTGAATCAGCAGTAAATGTACCTGATGTGGTAAATGTATGTACTTTGTAATTAACACCACCTGATGAGTACGTTGATTCTGTGCCACCTGTAGCTGAGAATTTGTTACTCAGTTGATCCCAAGTAGACCCATTATAAACTTTAACTACATTATCAGCATCATTATAGTACAACTGACCTTCTGCTGGAGAGACGGGAGCAGTGCCGGGAGTGAGTTTTATCGAATCTATTGTTGGAGTAGTAAAAGTAGCATTTGTGTATTGTAAAGTTAACCCCGCTCCACCAGTGACATTGCTTGCCAATACTGGTTCAGCTGATCCTGACTGAGTTATTACATTTTTTCCATTTATTGTTATGTCGCCCATACTACTATTTATCCTATTATATTTAAACTGCCGGTGGTAGCAATGGACACATTCCCTGTAACATTCAGTGAGGTCATTACATTTAAATTGCCATTTACTGTTACATTAGGAATAGTAACGGGGCCTACTAAGGCTGTACTATAATTGACAGGAGCTGTGAAATCACTCCCAAGTGTGGCGA